TGCAGCAGCACTGTTACCACCAATAACTGCACCATCAATTGTACCACCGTTAATATCTGCAGTGTCGGCTACAAGGCTGTCTATATTTCCTGTACCATCAATATATAGATCACGCCACTCAGAGCCTACAGCACCAAGATCATGTGTATCATCAGCAGAAGGAATAAGAGGAGAAGCAACATCAGCAGTTACAGTAACAGTATCTGTAGCTGCATCACCAAGAGTAGTATTTCCGTTTACAGTAAGGTTTCCAGTAATAGTTGCATTTTCATGTATCTGTACAGTATCTATATAGCCTACACCATCAACATAAAGGTCTTTAAATTTAAGAGAGGATGTACCAATGTCAATGTCATCGTCAGTTACAGGAACAATAGCACCGTCTTGTATACGTAATTGTTCTACTGCAGCAGAAGATACTTCACTAAAAAAACCAATACGATTATTGGAGGTATCTATTACAACTTTGTTTAACGCATCAGTGTCAGCTATCAGAGGTACATATGCACCTTCAGTAGAACTACCATCATGTTTGTGTCCACCTGATAGAGCAAACGCATCTCGTATTGCGTTATATTCTGCGTTTACTGGTGCAGCCTTAATAACCGCATTAGCGATAATATCAGCTACGGATTGTCTTGAATAACCTGCCATGTTATAACCTGTCTCCTACTCCAAATGTCACCACTAGACCTTGTATACTGTGTGATGCACTGGAATCATTAGTCACGAATTTTAAAGATGCGGATTTACCTGATCCTTCAATATTAATTCTTTGTACTGGTGATGGATTACCATCAAATATCGCAGTGCTGTTATATGTTGCTTCATTATAATACGCTGCCGCACCTTCTGTTGTTAGATTAAAGTTTGTTGGGTTGAGCGTATCTACATCCTCATAATCATAAACAGCCGACATAACAATTGTATTATCACCTTCAGAACGTAAGTACGTAGCTACTGTGTAAAATATTTTACGTTGTTCTGGGTCTTGCATATGAAAGAACGGTGTTTGAAATATACTAAAGATGTCTGTGCCATCAAAGTCATTACCCTGTTCTTGTCTATGTACTTTACCTGTACTATCCCCATGAATTACAAACTCGTTTTGTCCTATGTAACTACTGTCTGCACAAGTAGCTGTAATACCTAGTAACTGCCCATATTCAAACTGTAATCCATTTGGTGTTTGTCTAAATCCACCTATAATACCTTGTGAGTCTGCTGCACCAAAGAAGTATCTAAACTGTGTCTTTTGTCTAATTACTACAGCATTAAGCGTGTCAAGATCAATGTCAAATACAATGTCTGTAAAAATAGATTGAATATCTTTTGATACAGTTTCAAGATTTACGTCACCAATCTTATCTGTACCTGACACTGGGCGCAAACCATCTTGAGATAAGAATAGTAAGTCACCACCTATTTCTATAACGCTGTCTGTAGCTAGGCATCCTAAGTCATCAGTAACTGTTTCTAAAACAAAGTTAGATATATTATTGCCAACAAGTTTGCGGATGTTGTTACTGCCAAAAACATATAGAGCATCCCTAAAAGGTTTTATTGCTACAACAGGAAAACCTACGTTTATAACACCTGATCCATTTGCTGCACTAAAGTCTGTTTCTGCGTATGGAGCACTAAAATATAGGTTTGTATCTTCTGCAGGATCACCTGCTAAAAACATATGGTTTTGAAATATAGCAGAAAATTTGGGGTCTGTAGGTGCATCTGCATGAGTAATCTGAGTATAAGTACTACCGTCATAAGTAGCTGCAGGATTTATACCGTCTGTTAAAATAACTTTAGGGCTAGCAAAATTATACCTAGAAAATCTAACCTTAGTTACCCCTACCATTGTAGGTGAACCTGAAGTTGATACAGCATCCCAAGCTGAACTAGAGTTATTCCATTTGTGTAAGTAGTTATTACCTGATGATGGTTTTCTACAAGCTAGTATTCCATCATTAATACCGTTAGCTACACAAACACCTAGTACACTCCCTGTTCCTGTTACAGTACCGTAGTCATTACTAAAACCATTTATTTTTCTGTAACCACCAGTAACAGCAGGTTCATAGTTAATAAGTGCAATAGCTGATCCAGGTTGTGTTTCACCTTGAGATAGCACATCCCTGCTAGTATTTAGTCCTCCTTGACAGAAGACTTTAAAGGAAGCTAAATTGTCTGCCATTAGATCACACTATTAAAAGTACTAGACTGTGGACGATTTATTACAGTTGATCTAATATATAGATTATCATCTAGTAATATTCGCCTCATTGCTTTTATGCCCTCTTCAAAGTTTTGTTGATGTATAGCTGCACTTTGTTCATTGCTACGAAAACGCATAACAAACATAATAGCACCATCAATTACAACATGTTTAAATCTATCAGGTATAATCATTGTATCTGTATATAATACTAAATCATCTGGATAACTAAAGTAAATATACTCTACTTCATACGCAGCATCTGTAAGTGGAGTTACACCAAACTTTTCTTCTAGTGTTTGATATACATATAGAGGTTTACCAATACCGTTTGTTTGATCACCTTCATCATCTTGTGTACGGTAGTTTTGTAAGTAATCATTATACGTTATTGTTTTAAGATGTCTAGGTGTATTATCTAAACCTGTAGTCTTTTTTAGAAAAAACGAATCCCAATCTACTGATCCCATATCAGTTGGAAAATCATAAGTACGTTGTGCTGTAGTTAATGTTTGCACTTTTGTTGTTTTTAAAAAAGGCCATTCTTGACCGTCTTGTAATATTAATCTAATACTGTTATTTATAGCATCCTTAACTAATCCTTGTACGTTACGCACAGTATCAAAGCCATCACCTGCAATATCCAGAGTAACTTCATTTAGTCTTCGTAATGTATCATTTACTAGTGTAATGTACGTGGTTGCCATTTGTTATACCTTTACATAAGCTTAGAGGGGCAAGTTACCCTGCCCCTCAGTTTATTATTAAGCGTTGTCACGAGCAACTTCATCAGCAGATGTGTCACCCATTTCTGTACAGTCCATTAATACTGCCCAGATACGTAATTTACCTGTAGTAACTGCGCCACCAGATAGTGAAGCAATTGTTAGGTCAATGTTGTCATCTGCAACAGCCATTACTGGTTGATACACTGCAGGGTTTTGAGCAACTACTGCAGCAGCAGATGTTGCATCAAATCCGTCAACAAATACATCAGGATCAACGCCAGTTCCCAAGTCTACAGTAAATGTAGAACCGTCACTAGCAGTAGATACTTCAATACCTGCATTAAGGATCATAGTACCTTTTGCAACAGCAATTACTGGAACAACATCGGCAGCAGCTAATGCGCTACCTTTGTCAGACAAAGCAGTTGCTAAGTTCACAGTATTTTCAACCATGTATGGATTACGACCACGTTGAGAGTTTCCTGCTGCTGAACGTAGTGTGTTATCACCTAGTGCCATTAATCAGTCCTCCCTATTATCGCAAGTTGTATATCGCATTAACCAACGCTTCAGGGCGTAGGATCTTGCGACCATATAGATGCATACCACGAACAATGTCAGCAAAGCTGTCCTGATCACGATATGTTTCTGTCTTATTGATTTGCTCCGCAGTTGCGACTGCTGAACTGTGACCACCTACGATAACACCGTAGTTAGTCGCATTTGAAGCAGCTTCAGTTGCAGGACCAGTACCAAATGTAGGTAGATTGTTTGAAACATGTACTTGAAAGCCATGTAGGTTGTTTACTACAAGACCATTTCGTATTCCACCTGACTCACCAAAATCTGCGTTTTGAAGACGTGAATCTTCATCACGTAGAATTTCCATAAATACTGGGTCTACGACAAGCCATCTACCTTGTGAGTCAACATTTTGTTGATCCAACTTACGTGCCATACGAGCAATAAGTTGTAGTGGGTTTGCTTCACCTGCAGTTGAAGGTGTAGCAGTTGCACCACCTGTTCGAGGTAATAGTGCAATTGACTGATCGCCTGTACCTGCATTAAAGTCAGAACCGTCTAACTTCATTGAGGTAAGCAATTCGTCAGAACCTGCAGTAGATACAGCTTTAGAACCGTTAACAGTTGTGTTAGCAGTATCTGCATTGCTGTGTAGTGCAGATTGTTTGTAACCTGACATATAACCAAGTACATCTTGGTCAAACTGGTCTGATAGTCTATATGCAGCCCGATCACTTGCAAGACTTTGGAAATTGACGTGGCTGTGGGCCTCCTCAATATCGTCAACCTTAAAAGCAAAGTAGTTGGCTTTATCAATAGTCAATGAAAAATCTTCATCGTCTAAATCTTGTGGTGTGATGGTCGTACCACGTGCATATGATTTCACGGTGATTTCAGGTTCTTTAATAATTTTTACTGAATCACCCATTTGGGCTATCTCTCCAAAATAATCAGAGTTGGTGATAGCTTCAACAACAGATGCCTTGCGGAAAGCAAGTTGCACCTGTTTGGAATAGATCACTGGACTAAAGTTACCGTTTGGTAAATTGCCGTAACCTGCTGCTGTTGAAAACGCCATTATGGTTTCTCCTTATATTAGCAGTAACAGATGCGAAACACACAGATACTATATTGGAGGCTAGACATCGTAGGGTGCATATTTACAACACTTGGCCTTTATGTTGTATTTATGGGCCATAATTTACTAGGTAAGTCCGTAAGCCACTGTTGTTTGCTTGGGGATATAGATAACGCAGGTATCCATAGTGGGGCTGCGTTAAACTATCATATATATAGTTATATCATAAATAACTATAATGTCAATACTTTTTATCTAGCTGAACCAGATAAATCGTATATAAAGTTGCCTGTACGAATAGCTTCCATAATCTCATCGGAATTTTTTTCGTATTGTACAGCAGACATTTTTTGTACGTCAGATTCTCTAATCGCATTTCCCATTGGATCAGACTGAGGTTTACTGCGTTCATTCCGTGTACCCACAGAACGTGCAGCATCTTTTGATGAAGCAGACTTTTTAGGTTTAATATTCTTATCTGCTTTATACAAATCAATTGCTCGTGCAGCAGACCTTGCGTCTTCATCATTTTCATAAAGAGCTTCTTGTACCCACTTGGGTTGTTCTTCTGCCCAGTTATGAAAATCGTCACTGTCACGAATCTCACCGAAATCAGGATGTAATTTTAATAATTCAACTTCAGCTTTTTCTCGTGTAGCTGTGGCTTTCATTTCATCTATTTCTTTTACACGTGCTTCTAGTCCTTCTGACTGTTCACGTGCTTTTTTAATTGCAATAGTTTCTACGATACCTGCTACATCGGGATATTGTTTTGCCCAAGCTTCGATGTCTTCATCTGATTTTGGTAACTTAATGTTACTTTTAGTAGAGTCAGTTAGTTGTTGTTGTAACGCATTGATACGATCTTCGTACTCTTTTTCTTTTGACTGTTGGTGTCTACGTAGATCACCATATCGTTTCTTAAAGCTACGCTCCTCTGCATTTGTAGGTTCTTCCTCTTTAGGTTCTTCAACCTGTTCCTCTTCACCTTTTTGTTCTGCGAGTAACTCTTCTAACTCTTCTTCTTCTTTCTTTAGTCTTTCTTCATTAGTATACTTGCGATTTGCAAATGCTACTTTCTTAGGTGACTGCATTTCTTCAGCCATAATTTCTTGTTCTGACATTGTCTGTCCTTTCACTAGGGCCACCGTAGCCATGTTGGATGGGGGATGGGTAGCTAGTCTAATGTGGATTATATTATTATATGTAGGTTAATCCACTATACCCTACATATTATCTACCGCCTTTATATCCTTTAGTAGCTTTACTTTTTATTTTATCTAATGTTTTCTTTTCAGATTTATTTAAAGATTTTTTACCGCTTTGTGAAGAAAAGAAACCTTTATCTTTTTTCTTTCTACGTTCTTTTGATGCTATTCTTGCTGCTTCTTTATTTTCTCTAGCTTCGTTTACACTGTCACCAAGTATAGTTCCACTTCCTTTTTCAAACTGTTCTTTTGCTTGAGCTATATCATATACAGATAAACCTAATGCTCTACCTTCTGCATCAGACATACCATCTTTCATAAAAGATGCCATTTTATTAAGTCTACGATTTTTACCTTCAAAAGCCGCAGCAACATTTGGATCACCTCGCCTTACTGCAGCATCATATAATCTTCTATCTTGTTCTGTTAAAAAATTAGTATCTTGATCTGTAAACCTAGTAAGTGGATTAGAAGAAGGACTAAACGTACCTTCATACGTATCTGACTTTTCACCTGCACCTTTAAACATATCTGAAAATGCACCTTTTACTCTTTCAAAAAATCCTTCTTCTATTTCTGGTTTAGTAATATTATATTCTTCCATTAATTTTTCTAATTGTTTTCCTTGATAACCTGCACCTATTCTACCAATTCCTAATGCAGGAATAGCAAATGTACCCATAGATAATAAAGATTTAAATTTTTCATTTGCTATATACGCATCCTTAACAGCTTGTTCACCGCCTTCTTTATTTTTACTTAACATATTTTTTAATTTATTTAATTGTGTTTGACCACCCTGATCCCTTACCATTTTTTCTAAACGTGCTTTATCTTGACTGTTATCATCACGAACTTGTGTAGTTTCTACAGAGGTGCTTTCTAAATCAGTTGTAGTTGTTTCATCTTCTACATAATCTTCTTTTAGTACAAATCCTTCGGGTATCTCATTTACAGGACTATCATTATAAAAATTAATTACACGTGTTTCCCCTGTTTCAGGATTAAAATATTCTTTTTGTGTATACACATCATCTACTGTAGGTACAAAGTCATCTGTAGTTCCAGTTGTACTTGTATTGGATGTAGTTGTAGATGTAGTTCCAGTAGTGCCTGTAGTTCCTGTATTAGTTTTTGGTGCAAGGCTACCATCATCAAATGGTGTTGCATTGTTTGTCATAAACTTAGGCATGTATCCACCTGCAGGTGACTGTGCAGGGGGTGGTGGAGCTACTGAACTAGGTGGTACAAATGATGCAGTAGTTTGTGGTTGATTTTGGAACACAGACTGTTGATAGCCACCTATACCTGTAGAGGGCA